TAGAACACCAGGTTGCACAAATTCTCACCACACAGGAACTCCATGGATGGTATTTTGATGAACGCGCTGCATGGGAATTGTCATCATCTCTCAGAGCAGAACTTGAAGAAACTTGTGCAGTATTACGCGACGGGCACGCTTACGTCCCAGGACAGGAATTTACTCCTAAGGGAAATAACAAACGCTACGGGTATATCGCCGGAGCTACATTCACCCGCATCACTGAACTTAACCCCACATCACGGGACCATATTGCATGGTTCTTGGGAGAACATTACGGATGGGAACCAACACTCAAAACAGAAACAGGCAAAGCAGTAATCGACGAAGTTGTACTGAAGGAAGTTGCTTCGAGTGGGATTACGATTGCCGAGGGCTTTCTCAAGTGTCTAACTATTACAAAGAAATTGGGGATGATCTCGCAAGGCGTGAACGCATGGCTGAAGCTATGTACGACTGCTAGTCGAGTACATCATCACTGCTCAGTTGCAACAAACACGCACAGATGTGCCCACCGAAAACCAAACCTTTCCCAAGTACCTTCTGACCATGATTGTAGACAACTTTTTAAAGCATCGCCTGGTCAAGTTATGGTGGGTGCCGATCTTAGCGGCATCGAGCTACGGATGCTCGCACATTACCTCGCTAAATATGATGCGGGACGTTACGCGGACGTACTCCTCAATGGAGACATCCATCAAGTCAACGCAGACCGAATTGGAATCAGCCGCCGCCAAGTTAAAACAGTCACTTACGCCTTCCTTTACGGAGCCGGTGATGCCAAAATCGGACTCTCCTTTGACTCTACCTTAAAAGACAAAGCCGCAAAGAAAAAAGGGGCAGAAATTAGATCCGCGTTTGTGTCGGCTATTGATGGTCTTGCAGAATTACTTGCAGCAATTAAAGAAGCTAGCCACAAGGGTTACGTAAAATCTATTGACAGAAGACCTATTAAGGTTGATAGTCAGCACAAGGCACTTAATTATTTACTCCAGTCAGGCGCTGGCGTTATCGCAAAACGCTGGATGGTATTGGCTAACGAAGATATTACAAAACAGAACTTACCTTGCAACCAGCTTGCGTTTGTTCACGACGAATTGCAGTTTGAAACCACCCCTAACTATGCAGACTCCTTATCAGCTCTCCTTGAGCGAAGTGCAAAACACGCAGGAGAATACTACAAACTTAGAATTCAAATCGAAGCGACCGCAACTGTCGGTCATTCGTGGGCCGAAACACACTGATTCAAATCGCATTGGTGATTATTATGAAGCTTATGTGCAACTTAAAGCTTGGGAGAGAGGCGCAGAAGTTTTTGTAAACGCTGGATCAACCGGTTCTGTGGATATGATTATTGTTTGGGAAGGTAAAACTCTCAAATGTGACGTAAAAGCTATGGATTATAGCACAGACCGTGGTTATTTTCGACACGCACGTCCGAACCAATGTGCAGAAGGTGTGCAGCTTATTTCTGTAAACCCACAAACTAAACAAATCTCCTTTCCGCCGAACAGAACACCTGCAGGTTGGGAAACTTTTTGGTCATGAAACTGTTAATCGACGCTGACTTCATTGTCTACAAATGCTGTGCTGCAGCAGAAGACGAGATTGATTGGGGTGACGACGTCATTGTTGTCATCAGCAAGTTTAGTGAAGCACTAAAAAGTGTTGAACGTGAGCTGAGCAAGATCAAAGAGCACTTCATGTGGGACACGCCAGAAGTTATTTTGTTTTTCAGTGACTCTAAGAATTTTAGGAAAAAAATTTACGCAGATTACAAGGGTCACCGAAATAGAAAGAAGCCCTGCGGTTATAGGCGAGTTATCACAGAACTGAGTGAGCGTTACACAGTTATTAGAATCCCTGAGCTAGAAGCTGACGATGCCATGGGTATCTACGCAACCTTTGAACCTGGCAACATTATTGTCAGCCCAGACAAAGACATGCGGCAAATCCCTGGCAAACTATACAACCTTGACGAAACCATTGAGGTTACAGAGGAAGAAGGTATGCGTTGGCATCTTGTCCAAACACTTGCTGGTGACCAAACAGATGGTTACGGTGGAGTGCCAGGGATCGGCGTCAAACGTGCCATTGCTTTGCTTGACAAAGATGGTTATACATGGGACACAGTTGTCAAAGCATTCGAGTCCAAAGAATTGGATGAAGAAACAGCGTTGATGAATGCACGTCTCGCAAAAATTTTACAACATACTGACTATGACGCAGTCAACAAACGAGTCATACCATGGCTTCCCGCCGCCGCCAGTGATGGAGCTGACGATGGAGCAACAGTTCAAGCTTCGACAGATTGAAGACTTGATGAAAGAAGCTAACAAAGAAGATATTATTACTGTATACCTAGCCTTGCAAAAGCAGAACTTCTGCCTTGCAAACACTGTTACCAATTTAGTTAAGAAATGGCCCAACCGTCCCCTGCTCACTACACCCGAGGAAGCATAGAGGTTTGGGATTTTATCCGCGATCAACAGCTCAACTATCATCTCGGAAATGCAATTAAATACATTTGCAGAGCCGGTTTCAAAAGTCCTGACACAAAGGTTGACGACCTTAAAAAAGCTATCCACTACCTTGAAAATGAACTCCTATATTCATCGCAGCCTGATGACGATGGCCGAACAGTTCCGCTCAGCGTATACTTTGATGACTGGGAGGGACCAGCGCGGCCTACAGAAATCTTTGATCGATGAAGAGTGGTCAGAGTTTCACGAAGCTTACCACATGAAAGATGATGTTGAGCAGCTAAAAGAACTAGCAGACCTTGTATATGTTTGCTATCAATTTGCTGCATCACAAGAATGGGATCTTGACGAAGCTTTTCGTCGGGTCCACGATTCAAACATGTCGAAGCTCGATGAGTTCGGCAAACCAATTTACCGCCCTGACGGCAAAGTCCTGAAAGGACCTAACTACAAAGAACCTTATCTGCAAGACCTGATTATCGAATGACCACCTCACTTATTTCTCGCACGGGACGTGTCCAATCTTGGATGGATGATCCAACGTCCAGACTGCCGGTGTCGTGCACGGTATTTGTCGTCCAGGATTCTATGGAGGGTCCAGATGGAATCGAAGCAAGCTGGAGATTTGTATCACATGCTCTACGTTTCGGAGCAGGTTGCGCGGTCCACTTGTCGGAACTGCGACCCAAAGGAACAGAAAATGGTAAAGGCTTGGTTGCATCTGGACCAGTCTCTTTTGCAAAAATCTACTCGACACTAAATGAAGTCCTACGTCGTGGCGGCGTGTATAAAAACGGCGCTGTGGTCTGCCACCTTGACCTTTGTCATGGTGATGCCCTTGAGTTTATTACTACACCACGCAACGAACTGCCATGGGTCAAGCGATGCATCAACATCACTGAAGGTTGGTGGCGGTCGTGCACGTTCAAGGAACAACTTCTACAATCAATCAAAGCTGGCGATGTCTGGCTCAACAAAGTAAAGTATGACAACGATGGAAACCGGATCCGAGGAAACGTCTGCCTTGAAGTATACTTGCCCTCACGCGGGACTTGCTTGCTCGAACATATCAATCTCGGTGCCTGTGAGTTCGACGAGATTCCAGGAGCTTTCGTTCAGGGTATGTCGGAGCTGTGTACCCTCCACGCTAAAACTGGCGTTGGCGATAGCGGAGAGTACCTCCCACCAGAAACAGACAGACAAGTCGGACTCGGAATGCTCGGATTGGCAAATCTCCTACGGCGGTACGGAGTAACTTATGAACAGTTCGGTATCGCTTTGGACCAGCACAATGCAGGAGAAGTGGTACGCACACCAGCCTATGAACTGGTGCATCAATTCCACATTGGTATTGAGTCTGCCGCCGCAATGGCTAGGTCTCATAATATGGTTCGAGCCTATGCTGTGGCGCCCACTGCCTCCTGCAGTTATCGAAGCAAGGATCTGGATGGTTATACTTGCACACCAGAAATCGCTCCGCCTGTCGGGCGTACAGTAGACAGGGATAGCGGCACCTTTGGTGTCCAAACATATGAATAT